CGAGTAATGTCTGGTGGCAGTGGTTCAGGTAGTTCTTTTGCTAAAGCTATATCAGCTTGCAGTGTAAAGTACATACCAATTAAAGCAGCTAAACCTGCTGCAGCCATACCTATTGTCTTGAGGTCTAATGTTACTTTAGTATCCTCGCCTATTTGTTTTGCCATTATTTCTCACCGCATTTTTTACTTGGGTTACCAACTTGTACCCAGTTTTCTTTTTCAAACCAATCACGTAATGTAGCTCCTTTTTTACGAGCTCCTTTAACATTACTTTTACTTGAGCGTTTATATTTACCACCTTTAGCCGCAGATCGCTTAGCGCGTAATACTTTATTACGCTCTGACTTACTCATGCTTCTAACTTTAGCAGCAGGTAAGCAAACTTTTTTAGTACCTCCACCTTTAATCTTTGACTTTTTAGCCACAGGTGATTTCATTTTAAACGCCATTATTTTTTGTGTTGTTTTTTTAATTGGGCCTTAGCTGATCTAGCCAGCCTAGCCTGCTCCATTTTTCCCATAACCTCTGCCCTCTGCTCAAGGACTGTAAGAATCTGAATTTTTCTTGCATACGGTTTGTTTATACGTTTTACTTTAGCTATAGTTTTTCTAGCGTCAGCTACCGTAGCAAACTTTATAGATACAGTATCTTTAGGGTTTTCATCAGTATACAGTCTTCTACCGCTACCTTTTGGTTTTTTGCCAGTACCAACTTTCGGATCAGCTTTTTTCTTAGCTGGAGAAGGTCTGTTAGTCTGCATGTTAATAAACCAATTGCAAAGCTGTTTATCTCGTGGCGTAGCTCCTTTTCTAGCTTTTAGTTTTTTGCACTTTTCTATAGTTACATCACCACCGTATATTTTAGCTATACGAGCTTTAAGCACGCCGCGATACTCTTTATGACTTCCCATCTTTCTTTTTACCTAATCTTTTGCGAACTATATTCATAACTGTTTTCATTTTACGAGCATAGCTTGGTTTCTTTTGTCTATTAAATACGTACTGTTGATTAAGACTGCTGATAATTTTAGACAAATTACCTTTTCTAGTTTTAATCAACCACGAAGCTAATGCAGAAGGAGATAAACTTTTAAACTTACCTTTAGCATCTGGTGCATCAGAATCGTGCCACGTAATAGACTTTTTAGTCTTTTTCTTTTTTACCGGTGTTCCTCTGTATATTGCCATTTTGCTTTATAAATTTAAACATGTCTTCACCGATCTTATCCCCAAATTTTGAGTCAGACTTGTAGTGAGCATGTGCTACGTTTCTACTAAACGATATGTCTTTTGCTGCTTTCATAAAAGCTGATTTAGCTTTAGGGTTTTTATCAGCTAAATAATTACCTATTAAATAACCTTGTATTGAGTGACCTGAGGGATATGAAGGTGTTTTCATAGTTTTAAGCTCAATATCATCAAGCTTAATATTCATTTTTTTAGCTATAACCTTAGGTCTAGGTCTATTAAAATGATTTTTGAGCTCCATAATAAAAGGTTCAGACTCTTTAATAAGCTGTTTAACATCTTTACCAGGATATTCAACACCAGATGACTCTGCAACTGTTTTAAATACTTTAGGTACGTTGTCTTTTTCTACTACAAACTTTTTGTTCATAGGTATTTTAGCCAACTGCTTAATCTCTTGAGCCGTGTCAAAAGAGTTGTTGCTAGGAGGCTTTTTACTTTTAAACTTATCTACGCTGTATCCTTTTAGGAACTTAGACATTACTTTTTCTTTTTACCCATTTTACCTGGTCCACCTGCTCTAGTACAACGCACACCCCAACCTGAAGCATAAGCGCTAGGCCATACTCTAAATTTGCGTTTAGCAGCAGCTTTACAAGGTCCACTTATTTTACCTTGCATAGGCGACTTCATAGGTAAAGCTGAAATTACGCTATCAATTTTTTTAGCTTGACCAGCATGAGTCTTGCTAGCTTTTTTTAACTCTTTAGATACTGCCTGTAGTACAGGCTTCTTCATTTTAAATGCCATGATATCAACAATTCCATCTGCGTCTAGCTGCACGGCCTCTTTTACTTTTCCAGCCTCTTGATCTAGCGCAGAACGATTTTCTACGTTTAGCTGCTTTACTACCTTTTTTTAATCTTGAAGGCGGTGTAGTTACAGCTGTCTTTAATTTACTACCAGGGTTTTTACGCCTATATTCTTTTACACCTTTCTCAGTCATACCTCCACCAGCTTTGCCACCAGTACCTGTTGACTTTGCTTTATTGAAGTTTTTACCTGGACCTATAGTTCTACGCACATCAGGCTTACGCTTTCTTTTCTCAAGCGGAGACGACTTTTCTTTACTAGTGCCTAACTTAGATCCTTCGCCTTTCGTATGTTGATGGCTAGGGTTAAATTTACCTTCAGGATTTCCAGGATTTGGTTGTCTATCATTGTGTAAAATACCTGGAGGGTTTTCATGTTTAAGCGGAGAGTTAAAACCTTTACCTACACCGCCAGCTCTACGCCTACCGCAAGATGTTACACCAAAAGGGTTATTTTTTTGAACATACGCCATATCTTAGAAGATTACATAGTTTGCACCACACTTAAAGTTGTACCACTCTCTATTCCAGTACTTATAGTATCTACCTTCAAGGAATACACCTATATGTTTATTAAATCTGTGTCCATATATTAAACCAGCTGAGTAGTCAAGCCATTGACCACCTACTGTATTGTGATACATATATTCACACTTCAGTGTTTGTTGCAACGACTGTCCCGTCAGGAGCGAGGTACTCGCCTGTAACAAGGTTGTGTGAATATCCTTCTTCAATTGCGAGGTAAGTGTAGTGTATGTCTCCTGTCGCCAGCTTCCACTCTTCAAGTGGATCATATCCGTAAGGCTCTGAGATACGTTGCGCGACACCTGCGTGCAAAGAAAACTTGTTGCCAAGCTTAAGTCTAAATCGTTGTGATCCTTCAAAGTACTCAATGTCTGCAAACCCGTCTTCAAGATATTCAACCTTCGCCATAACTTTGTCTCCGATGTAGCGAAAAAAGTGGTGTTGGTTAAAAAACTCTCGGCCTTGTTGTCTTTCGTATGTGATTTCTCCAAGAAACTCTACGCCGTTGCGTTTACCTATGTTAGCGTCAGCAGACCAAGATGTTTCTGATCCGTCGTAAAAAGCGTTAGCTCTATTCTCATATCCAAACCTAGCTATCTTACGTACACCCATAGACAAGCTATAATCAAACGGTGTAGCTATAGTTTCTTGGTTTAGCCCGTCAGTAACAGAGTATATAGTCTGATCTGATACAGAGTTACCTCCATTAACAGCCGCGTAGAACGTAGAAAACTTAAAAGCTTTTTTTAATTCTTGAGCCTGTAATGTAAAGCAACTAAATGCTAGTATTAGTAAAAATATTTTTTTCATTATTCAACTATAAATGTTTGTCGATCTGTTTTATCTTTTTTATCTTGTTCTTTTTTCTTTTTCTTTTTACCTTTAGCTTGCTCTTTCGCCTGCTCAGGAGCTACGTCCCAATTACTCCAACCTAAGAACATTAAAAATCTTTGCCATGGCTCGTACTCGTCGCTCATAGCGTTTTTAACGTTATTTGCTTTTTTAAATATTCTATTAGCAGGTAAGTTTGTAACAGCCTCTGTAACTTGAGTAGCTGCTTGAAGACCAGGGCTATCTAAACTAAACTCAATGCCTTCTTCGTCTATTTGCTCTTTATTGTACTTATATGTGTTACCAGCAGCATCTAGCTTTCTAAATTTAGAGCCTATAGGTGGTGATATATTAAGTAAGTCTTCAGCTACCTCGCTATAATCAGCGCCGTAATCTTTACCAGCTTGAGTTTCTAGTTCTTTAGCCGCGTTAACTACGCCGTTTAATATAGCTCCTTTTATACCCATGCCTCTAAGACCCGAGTCAACAACAGTGTCAATCATTTGTCCTTGCTTTTTAGCTTTAGTTTCATCATCATCGCTATTAGCAAATATTGCAAACGCCGCAGATTGTAAACCAGCAAAGAATAAAGTTTGTACAAAACCGTAGTAACCTATTTTACCAAGTTTTGTAGTTAACTCACCTGTTCCTTTATATCTACCTTTATATACATCTAACATTTCTCTCATTGCTAATCTATTCATTTGCAATGGAGTGTTAGCAAAAGGTAGTATTAATCTACCAGCAAGTGTTGTTTGCTCTCTTGATATAAGATCAGGCCTGCTAGACTGTTGGGTACGCTCAGCAATAGCTTGAAAGTCAATAAACGCTTTCTTTTCAGCTTCTGCTTTACTTATACCTTCTTTCATATATTTACGTATAGAGTTTCTATAGTACGTTGCTCCACCAGCAGCTATAGCAAAACTATCAGCATATTTAGTAGGTATATAACCTGCCTTCATTATTCTAGCCATAACAGCTTTAGCCGGATTTTTACTTTCTTTTGCAGCAGCAGCAATTTCAGCTTCTGTTACGTTTATTTCAAGACCGCCTCTTCTTTGTTTTAACATGTCAGAGTTCATAATCTTCATAAAGTCTTTCCAATACTGTGGTTGATTTGCAAATGCTTGAGCAGCTCTAGCAGGGTTATTAAAGCTCATATTAACAAAGTTAGCGGTAGATATTAACTGAAGCACCGCAGATCTAGTGTTAAAGTTCATAATAGCACCAATAGAGCCGTTAAAATAGTTAATAAGATCACCAGTTATACCTGTTAACCTTTCAGACCTAGTTCTGCCAGTTTCCATGCGATCAAACATATCTTCAATATTATCGCGCCAGTCTTTACCAAGCTCAGCTTCCATTTTATTTAAGTTAGCTTCAGAGAATATTTCTTGTCTAGCCTCAATAAAATCAGATAAGTACTCTTTTCTACCTACGCCTCTATTAGCGTCGCTAATTTCAGTAGCTAACGTTTCAGACCACCACTCTGCTGTAGGTTCTTTTAAACCAGTTTCTATACCAGTCATACGCGCTACAGAGTCTGCATAGCGCTTATATGCAGAGTTACTTTGTATATGATCTACTAATTTTTTTTGCGTAGTAGCCGCTAAATCAGGTATTGTAAAACCAGCTTTATTCCAAATATAAACGCGCATAGCCATGTCATTAGTAAAGTTAGTTCCAGGAACTTCTTTACCTAAGTCTTTAACAGTTTGCTTATTATTTTTTCTAAGACTCATGTACTCAGTCGTAAGTCTTTGCTTAGCTGTATTATAATCGTTTATACCTCTTTCAAACTTTTTATAAAAGTTTTCGCTAAACCACTGTTTGTTTTTAACTCCTTGGCTACCTTTGCCGTAAAGAGGTTCTAATAACAACTCAAGATCTGACGCTGAGTCAGGTAAGAATAATTTTCTACGCTTTTTATCTTTACCACGCATGCGACCTTCAGCTTTACTAAATCTTTTGTTAGCATCTATCTTGAATACTTGCTCCATGATGTTGTTAACTTCAATATCAAGATTTTCAGAAGCTAAAGCTTGTTGCACGTTAGATTTAATATCCAGTTGATCAAGAACTTTCTTAACAGCTTTAACATTAGATAAAGCGTCATCAACAAAGTACATATCGTTGTAACCTCTAGCAAACTTCTCTAACATCCATAAAGCTTTTGCTTCACCAGTAGAGTTGCCTAGTCCAGTTATGTTCTCAATAGGTAAGTCTACACCTTTAGATTTTAACCATTGATGTATTGCTGGCGCTGCGTCTTGCATTCTAGCAGTAAGAACAAACACGTTTTCATTACCGTATTTTGCTATTTGATTTTTGAGTTTAGTAAACAACGGCCCTTCAACGCCACCTTTTACGTTAACAAAATCTTTAAAATCAAACTTATAACCATCAGCCGCAAGCTCAGGCCCTTTCACTGGAAACTCTTCAGAGCTTATTCTAATAACATCACTACCTTTTTTAGCAGTAACGAAGTTCTCACCTTTAATAATAAGCGTTTCGTCAAAGTCAAACGTAGACATACCACGTTTAGTTTTATTCTTTAATCTACCATTACGTAAAGCTGCTTCTCTGATTTTTATAGCCATGTTGATATCATCTAACGACATGTCCATGCTTTCAGACGCTAAGCCGTCACGCATGAGAGCTTTTTTACCTAAAGCTTTAGCTTTTTGCAAAGCTCTATTACCGCCAATAACATCACCGAGTAGCTGATCGTATGTTTTTTCTGAACTAAGCTCTACCGTTGTTCTAGCCACGTCAGCTTCGCGCATCCACATGTACTTACCAACATCAGTAGTATACAGAAAATCAAAATTACTTTTACCTCCGTATTCAGCAGAGTCAAACTGTTCTTGTAAGTTTTTATCAATAATGCTTTGCTTATATATCTGTACTAAAGACTTTACGTTTTTATTAAACTCGGCTTTATTGCCTGAGTTTTTAATAGCATCTAGCAATATGTTTCCAGTAAAATTACCTAACTGAAAATCGTGTTCACTATGTGTTTTGCCTTTTTTGATACTTATGGCTTCATGAGTAGCTAAACCTCTAAACAAACCGCCGCCAATGCTAGTTTGCGACTGTAACATGTGAGTAATGTGATTTATCGCCCTAGCTTTATTAACAGGACCTTTAGCAGATTTTATGTAATCAAAGATCTTTCCAGCAGTGTATTCTAGCATAAGCTCGTTAGCTTTAACTGTTTGCGCATAACCTTCAACAGTTCCGTTCCACGACAACTTTTTCTTAATTAATTTAGCAAGTTTTTCAGGAGTAGCACCAGGGTTTTGTTCTAATATTTTATCTACTTGCTCTTTTACAGTTTTATTGTCGTTAACTTTAACGTGTTTTGGATTAAGTCCTTTTGGCAACCTACCAGCTTTACCTTGTAGTTTACCAAACGTATCAGATCTCCATTGAGCATTAAGTCTATTTGAATCACTTCTATGAGACGCTACTTTTGGCTCGTGACTAGGTTTTACTTGTCCTTCACCCGCTGTTTTACCTAAAATACCTTCAAGTGTTGTTAGTATTCTTGGATCAAAAGTATTAAAAAACTCTGGAACAAACACATCGTAATGATCTTCAGAAAACTTTTTACCTTCTTCACCTCTTAATTTACCTACGGCTGAGTCTAATACGTTTAATAGTTTAACTATTTCTTTGCCACCTCTAACACCTGACACAGCTTCTACTATAGCTTGATCAACACCTCTATTGTTTTTAGATCCGCTGTACCCACCAGCAAAAGTTTCTGGAGTAAATGGCTTTTTGTAAGTGAGTTGATCTAGCTCTTTAGCAGCCTCGTTATACTCTCTAAACACCTCAATATCTACATCTTTTAAATCATATGTAGAGTCTTTTAAAAACTCTTCTACAGTAGTAGCCTTTTCAATAACTCTACGTAGTTCAGCGTTGTTTTCTATTTCGTTTCTAATAAAAAACCCAGCTGCAGGCTCTTTAGCAAAGTCGTATGTCTTAATTTTGTTTTCGAAGTCTCTTAGTATATCTACGTCTTCAGATGCTAGCTTTTCAGGTGTAGCGCCACGTAGCTTACGTATGGCCAGCTCAGCATCTAAAGCTTTTAGTTTAGCTTTACCTTCCGGCGTAGACTCAGCTCTTTGCCTAAACTCAGGTTTTTGTAGCATTTCTCTAAACGTCTGTACAACAAACACGTCACCAACACCCTGTTTTAATGTTGCTCGTTTTTTGTTTCTTGTGCCAGCGTCTCTACCCGCGTTTGTAACATCAATAAACTCTCGTAGGCGTTCAGGAGTAAGTGGTAGCTTTTCATGCTTAAAAGTTCTAGCGTTTGAAGATTTAGTTAGCTCAACAGGTAAATCAGCCGACTTAAACTTTACGCCAGTGTTTCTATAAAACGGAGCGTATATAGTTCTACCCCAAAATGTGTTTTCATAGTGCTCTGAGTGCGAAAATTTAGGCATAGCATCATAAAGCATTGCTGAGTTATTTACGTTTTCAGTAAACTTTTTTTCTTCAACTTCAATATCTTTAGGCTTTTCAACTTGTTTTTCATTTCTAAAAAGCAAGTCCATTTCAGGCATAGCAACTTCCCTCATGCGAGTAGCAACACCCATGAACGTAAGCTCTTCAGCTGGAGTTTCGTTAAATACTACTTCTCCAGCTTCTTCAATTCTGCGTATAGACTCAGGGTTGATAGTTTTTTTAATGCCTCCTTCAAACTCAAACTGATGTTCGCGTAGTTTTATACCTATTGGCTCTTCACTAACACCTAATTTATCAGAAGACTTATCTATACCACCACCTTTATTAATTTCTGTTAAATCTATTGTAAGATCACTAATGTCAGTTCCAGATACTACTTCGCCTTCTGCCTCAGCCCTTCTGCTTTCGTACTTAGCGTCAACACTTACTGCTTTTAACTCTTGCATACGTAAAGCTAATTGACCTGTTAACCAAGATTTAAATGTACCTTTACTTGGATCATATCTACGTACTATATCTAATAAACCTCTTTTTTCGTTAGATAAAACCTCAAGAGCAAGCTCTGTTCTTTCGCCTCCGTAGCTTCTGTCGTTTAAGTTTACTCTATATCTTTCGCCTATGTTACGTTGGTATAATCTTGCAGCTTGATCAAATACTCTTCCTAAAACATTACCAAGCACAGGGTACTTTTCAAAATCAGTATATGGTGAGTCAATATCGATATCATAGCTGTCACCTCTTTTCTTTTGACCTTGTAACTCTTTTATATCTTCTATAGTAATGTTCTCTTTACCAGATAAATTATTTTTATAGTAAGTGTCAAGCTCTTCTTTTATTCTAGCATTGTCAGCTTCTGTTTGACCTATAGCTTCAAGATCTTCTGATGCCATAGTTTCACTTTCTTTTTCTAGCTCTAATCTTTTTTCTTTAGTTAGTTTTGTTAACTCAGGATCAATAACTTCTTTTAACTGCTCAAATAACTCTACAGGTGTTTTGCCTTTACCAACGTTCTCTGCATATCTAGCAAACCACTCTACAACATCTTGCTGTCTAGATAAGTTTAGTTTTTTACCAGTTCTTTTGCCTAACGGAGATATTAGATCTTTCATCGTGCTAAAACCAGCGGACTCAATAATATCTAAATAATTAGTCTTCTTGCCCATCTCCTCAGCTATGTGAGCAAATATTTCCCATTGAGCTTTTCTTAATCCTTTTGGCGAAGTAAAATCACCATACATGAGCTTAATAGATTCAGATAAGTTCATCTTCTGGCCAACTTTGCCTTGTTCTAAACCTAACTCTTTTACATCTTGCTCTGTTAAGCGCCTATTGAGTTTTACTGTAGAGCCAATTTTATCTAGGTTTTGCATAAACTCAGCTTTAAACACAGCGTCAGAGCCTAGTATTTCTTCAGTAAAATGGTGATGAACCTCGTGCGCCATAAGACCTGGCGCATATCTTTTAGCATTGTAACGAATAGTAGTTACACCTTCTTTCTTTACTATTTCAGCGTTTCTAGTATCACTAATAGGTTTTTGACCAAACTTTAAGTTGTCATTGTTTACCACCTCGAACTCAACTTTTCTACCAGCTTCAGCTTCTGATTCTATGAGATCTTTATGATCTTCTCTAACCATCTTGTCAGCAGTCGCTGGGTTAAGATAATTTTTAGCCATCATAGCTCTGTGGTATCTAATATTTAAGTCTTTAAATATGTCGTACTGAGTTTTGTATTTACCTAAATTCTCTGGAGATAAATTATTTGTTATCTTATTTTGGGTTTCTTCACTAAAGAAGTTATTCATTTCTTCTTTAGTTAGCTTTGCTAAAGTACCATACTCGTCGATTAAGTGATCAAACTGCTTATTCTTTGTTCTACGTATAGCTTCAGCAGACTTTATGTCGTTAAAAGAGTTTGAGTGTGTTAAACCAAAACCAAGGCCTATAAAGTACTGAGAAACCAACCTCTTGCCTACTTCGTCTAAGTGACCATAGTGCTCACCTAAAAACTTAGAAAAATCACCATCGCCCATAGCATCAGAAACTAAGTTGTTCATGATTTCGCCAAACTCACTACCAGCTACAAAACTTGCTGGTTGAGTCACGAAGTTTTCTATTAACTTTCTACTATTAATACCAAAATCTTTTCCGAGTACTCTAAAATCTTCAACAGCTTTACCAAGTTTAGTTTTATCAAACTTCTTAGATAAGTAAGGAGCTAACGGTGTTAAAAGCCTACCAGCGGCACCAAACCCAAATCCCGTCCAAAAACTATACGGACTTTTTTCGTCTTCGCCCTTAAACCTATTTTCAGCAAAATCATAATACTCGAAAGCAGAAAACTTACCGCCCTCGTACAGGCCTGCAGAAAGAATATTTACGCCTCTATCAGCGAGTGTCGGCGCCATAACAACCCTACCACCAAGGGCTTTTTCAGCGTATGCAGCTACATCATCGCCATAACCAGCTGCTTTAGCTCGAGCTGCCATGTTAGCGTTGCTATATACCTTGCCGGTGCTAGATACATAATGACCAGTTTTAAGACCGCCAGTTACTCTTGCTACAGCTTGCTCAACACCAGCAGCGCCTAAAAGCTTATTCATAGCTCTAAACTCATAAAGCATCTTATTAGAGCCAGCTAAACCAGTGTTGACTAGCTCTCCAAGAGTAGTGCTTTTAGCTTGCTCTTCTGCTTTTGTAGTCTCAATACCTAGTTGATCATACACTTCAGCAGCAGCGTCTATTTTGTCTCTAGAAGTAGAACCATAAATCTGATCAGCATAGTAATCGTCTGCCCATGGCGCAACTAAAGATTTTGCAGTAGCTTTGATTCCACCAAAAGCTGGTTTTTCTATGTCAGCTAAACCTTCGTTAAGGTAGTACATGTCTGCCGCAGCCTTGTATTCTGAGTTAAAAGCAAAATCATCTGCTTGGTAGTTATTAACATACTCGCCTATTTTTTCAGGATCAGTTATCACAGTACCGTCAGGAAGCTCTATCTTGTACACCATTGTCTCAGCATCTAGAAACTTAGGAGCAAGACTACCCATTCTACCATACGAAAAAACTTGTTGCGCTCTTTTACCTATGCCAAAAGCAGTACCTAAACCTTTTGAACTTAATAGTTCTATAGGATTAAATATACCACCAGCAACTAGCTCTTCTCTACGAAGTAAGTCGTTGATACTTATTTCTTCCATAGGTAATTCGTACGGCACTAAATCTCCGCCTGGCCTATTACTCATAAAGCCAACTTTAATATTTTGACTTGTTTCTTGTTTGAAATTGTTGTAAGTAAGCGCTCTAGCGTAAAACTCATTAGCTAAAGCTTCTCTTGGGTTTTCTGCTTCACCTAATATTTGTGCTAATTCATCTACAGCGTTTTGATTGCTAGCCTCAGTGAAACCACCAGACTGTAGCATAGATTCTTTTTGCTTTGCGTCTCGCGCTACTACAAACTGGCCAGTACGTAAGTTGAAAAGCATATTTTCATCAGCTAAACCTTTTTGCTTTCTAAGGTTTAGAAGTTTATCTCTCTCAGCATCCCAAGCTTCTCCTTGCAAGTCGGTTTCGGTAAGCAGTCTTACAGACTCTGCTATCTCAGCGTTTAAACCTTCATAAGAAGCTCTGTACTGTTCGTCTGTCTGATCCTTCCAACTTTCTATATTACCGCCACCCGCTACAATATTTCCAGCTTCATTTATAACTCTATCGTCCCTTCTAGACTCTTCGTAATTTGTTTTTAGCTCACCTATCTTTTGATCAATAATATCGTTTACATCACTATCTGTAAGCATACCATACCTAGTCTCGCCAAAATCTGTTTTATCACTAAACCAACCAAACCCACCTATTTGTTCTTTAACTAAGTCTCTTACTAAATCTGTTACGCCAGTTTTAGTGGGATCTTCTTGACTTGCGTCTGTTTCGTAACCTATTTCTAGTTCTACAGCTTTTTTAAAAATGTTTTCTCCAAACAGTGTTTCGTTTCCATCAAAAGCTACATCAAGCTGTCCCATTAAGTCTGCTTGTTGAGACTTCCACGTTTCATTTGATTTTCTTACCTTTTCTTGTTCAGCTTGTATTTGCGAAGTACTTTTTAATTCAGTGCCTGTTAAATCACCAAAGTCTTCTGCAGCTATACCAAGTTGCTCTGCTATAGGAACAAAAGCTTGCGCAATAGAAGTTCCCCAGCTAGTCTCTTCTTGTGGCACCAAAGAACCATCGTCCGATGCTAATTCCGTATCTGTAGACGCCGCAACTGCATCGCCCATTGCCGCGCCTGATGTCTTTCCCGGCTTATCAGCCTTTACCGCATCAGGATATTTTGCTAAAAAATCATCTAATCTGTCAGCAGCAACATTGTATGTTACGCCATCAAAAGTATATTGTTCTAACATTTATTGTGCAAATTCATTGTTTATCTTAGGACCTATATTAGGACCTATTAAAAAGTCTGGTGGCTGTGACTCTGATGTTTTACCATCTCCTATTCGCTTCATAACGCTAGGATAAGAAAGCCAACCTAAATCGTTAAGAACTGTGTTTCTTGGTACTTTAATTTCATCAAGAAGATCTCCATCTTTGTCTCTACCTACTTTGTACCATTGACCGTCATCAAACCTATAATTAGCTCCGTTGTAAGCTGTCCAACTTCCTTTACCTTGATCTTCAATAGATTTAAATAGTATTGACTCGTTGTCAATGTCTTCACCTTTAACGTGTTTAGATACTTTAGAATCACCTTCACCTGTATAATTTATTGTAAAGTATGTTCTAGTTCTAGTGAGACCAAGATCATTTTTTTCGGTGCCTTGCGGTTGTATTGACTTGTTGTATCTAGCTAAACCTTCAGCATGATAGCTTTTAACTTCATTAGTGTACCAATCAGCAAATATTTGTTTAGCTTCGTAGTTTTTAGGATTTAACATTGCTTTACGCAATACCATCATGTTATTAGCATCGCTATCAGTAAAGTCATCTTCATTAATCACTCCATCACCAGTAACATCAGTAGCGCCTTTCATGCCAGCGGCAATTGATGTTATGCTAGTCCACATCTCAGCTGTAAAATTATTTTTTGAACCAAGAGCGTCTGCATAAGATAGCTCAGAATCACCTATTCTAGCATGCGTAACGTCATTAAACTTATTATCGTTATCTATAAGTTCAACAATAGAGTTTCTTGTTTCGTTTTCTCTAAATTTAAAACCTTTTTGACCGTTAGCCATAGCATCAAGTCCTAATTGATTTAAATTAGCCCTTGTTACAAGCTCTTTTGTAGTAAGTAGTCCTGAAAGTTCTGTTGGATTTAAAGTTAGTGGCTCAGCTCCTTGGCGCATGATATCACTAAATAAACCACTAGCAACGCCTTCACGTTCTTTTTTTATTTGCTCCTGTATTGGGTGCTGTCCTGTATCGACATTTTTTGTATATTTATTCCAAGCTTTCATTGTAGAATCACCCCATACACCATCAACAGCGTCTTCGCCGGTAACTGATTCTCCTTTTTTGTTTACGTAATCTATATTATATCCTGCCGCCTGTAGCAGTCGCTGCGTTTCTGAAACCATTGATTTAGGCACGTTTTTATGCCAATCGAGGCGAACTTTTTTACGCAGTGGAGATTCAAGAGTATTGCTTGCAAAATCGTTAAGCGCACCTACTGCAGCGTTAGCTTCATCCATATTTCGAACTCCGGCTGGTGCTTTAACTTCATCTCCTTTATATATAGGAGAGCCGTCATCGTTTAATCCAACTACAGGTTTGCCGTCAGGGCCTGTATATTGAAGTTGTAAATTACCTTCAGCATCTCTTACGTAGTCAACTTTCACGCCCGCAAAAGGACCTTCTTTAATAGGTTCTCCATACAAAGCGTTTGCTTGCAACATCATAGAATATTCTGGGTGTTCTCTTAAATACTCTTCGTTTATATTACCAGTTTCTATATTTAAGTTATTAGCTAAAGTTCCGTCACGTAAATCTCTAAACTCTTGAAATCTTATTTTTTTATTTCTTTTAAACTCTTCTTTAGCTTCTGCTTTTTCTTCACTACCCGCTGGCATCTTAAATATATCTAGCCTATCTTTAATTAAGCCTTTTAGATCACCCATAACTTTACTGTACAAGTCTTCACCTAGCTCTCCTTTAGCAGTTTTCAAGTCTTTAATTAAAGCGCCGGTAGCCATAGCACCTACTTTTGCTACTTGAGCAAGACCAGCACCCATTTTACCCATGGCACCTGCATAAGCTGTAGCCATACCTTGAAACGTCCTGCTATAGTCCGGTCCTTTTAGAGCATCACCAGCTGCTTTAGCTGCAGCAACAATACTTGCATCTGCTTTTCCACTTAAATTTATTGCCATTTTACTTTAATTTTTTAAACTCCTATCAATGCTTTAGTCGCAGAGCCAGCTATTGCGCCTGCAATATCTCCAGCCATACCTATACGTGCCGAAGTCATTTGTGATATAGCTCCAAGTCCTGCCATTTGATTTCCAAAAGCTCCTGATAACATACCTCTAGCGCCAGCTAATTCACCAAGCTCTGCAGCATAAAGCGTAGACTCTCTGCCAAACTCAGCCGCCTGCACAGCTGCGTCACCTTGTCTTATAAGCATGTCTGTTCTTAGTTGACCTTGAGCTGCCAGTCTTTGGTTTTGAGCTTCTTGCTGAGCTATACTAGCAGAAGCTTGCCTAGCTTGTACTGTACCTTGATTTGCTAGAGCTTGAGCTAAACCAGCTATACCAGAGGCACCAGCAGCGCCTTGAAGCCCAGCCATTATATTAGCTCGCTGTTGAGCAGCTTGCTCCATTTGAAATCTAGCAGCTTCTTGATTTACAGTTAAATCTTCAAACGGGTTTTCCATACCAGCAAAAGGATTTTCAAACTGAAACTCTCTATACGCTTGTTTTTGTTGATCTAGTCGCTCTTGTTGAGCTTCGAGCGTTTGCCTAGCCTCAGCTAACTGCGCGTCTGTAGCTTCTGTTATTTGCTCTTCATTTCGTCTTTGTGCCGCTTTTCCCATTTTATAAGTATTTAAAACATTCGTATGCAGGACTTGAATCTTCTACGTACCAATTTAATTTTCTATGTATTTTTTCAAGATGCTTATTACCACATACTGTAAGTATAAACTTAACTCCCCAATTATCTCTTGCGTCTTCTTGTATTTTTGTAATAAGTAATTCTATTAATTCTTTTCTATTAGCCTCTCTATATTCAGGATCTGATATTGTCCACGTCAAATAACCCATCAGCTCGTCAGCATATAAAAAACTAGCTGCAACAGGTTTGCCGTTCATTTCAATCATATAACATCTACCTTTTGGTGGTAGATATGCTTCTTTTACTGGGCCTGCCTTACCCCACCAAGATTTCCACCACTTATAACAAGTATCGTAATCACCTTCTTTAAAAGTTCTAAATGTAACTGTATGATTCATATTTAATTTAAGTATATTATACTCATATATAGTTACATTTTTTAGTGATTATTTACTACTTTCGTCTACTTCAGAGCTTATAGCAAACAACTCAGTTTCTACACTAGAAAAGTTTTGCATTGTAACTTCTGCAAAATAACCTTTTAAAGAACCGCTATTTACAGCATTGTTTTTAGAAAACATAATAAAAGCGTCTTGAGGTATTGTTACATTGTTATTAACACGTATATGACTATTGCCAATTTCTGTTATTGTTCCAATAAAGTTTATATTGCTAGAAGTTTCAAAATTACCATATGTTGAAGTAATAGAATAATAAGCAGAGTCGCCAACTTGCAAAGAGGCGTTTATAATAGCAGATTTTAAATGTATAATCATGATCCTACTCCTGGTGTTATAAAGTTATCTAAAAGCAAAGTTATTGTTCTATCATTAAGACCTGGACTTAATATATTAAAATTAATAGTTATATTTATTTGTGTAACAAAATCACCAAAATTTACAACAAAACCTGCTCCACTACCTTCTAAACCACTAAGATTTTGCGCTGAAGACATTTCTATAGTACCGTTGCTTGTAGAAGGAGATCCAGCAGATATAGATGAAACAGTAAGACCTGATGTAAGACCTGGTCCAGAAATACTAGCAGTTTTGCCTATACCGTACGTTGCATCTAAAGCTAGTGTCGCGTCACTACCAGCTGTAGCAGTACCAGCAACACTTCTAATCGCATGCGATACAGTGCTTGTTTTTGGTATAACAGCCTTAATAATAGGCTTGCTAATAAACAAACCTATAGCTTTAGATATACCAAAGCTTCCTTTTGCATGAAACGTGTACGTACCACCATCACTTGTTAAAGTTTGAGCAGTTGAAAGAGTTATTCTTTTTTTCTGAGCTCCACCAATGTTAAGATTATCTTCTACTTTAGTTACTACAGGCTCTCCAGACACACCAGATCCACTAACTAAAAACATACCAACAGATATGTCAGCTAAAGAATCTACAAGCATAGTCGTGCTGCTAGATGTAGTTCCATCAAGAGTAGTAGTAGCAATAAAAACTAAATCAGTATCTACCGGTTGCCTATCTAATTTAAGTCCAAATCCTACAGAAGCGCCAGTATTATTAGTCACACTAGTGCTAATGTCTACAGTAGAAAATTTTTTGCTCGTATTAGACAAATTTTTAACTACATTAGCTGAAGGAGGTGAAGTAGTATAGTTACCAGAGTTAGATGTATTAAAAGCAAAAGTTATAGCTGTATCTGCTACTTGTGTTATAAATTTATTTATATTTTGCTTATTAGATGCTATAGTTGTGTCTGTAGACGGGTCAGCTATTAATATAACGTTATAAACAGTAGTACTTGAAACTGATGGAAAAACAACTCGCACTGTCGTCTTGTTTCCAGAGGCAGTGCTTTTAAAATTACATCTTGGAATATGACCAGTAATAAAAATATTATTTACAAAATCGTAAAACTTACCAGTATTGTCTACTACTTGAAGAATAAACGAAGAGTTTGTTTCAGCAAAAATATCAATATTTCTCGCCTGTCCTGACTTAGGTATATCCGATAAGTCTATATCTAATGATCTAATTTGCATGTTGTTATTCTTCTATTGTGTGTGAAACAGTGCCTAAACCTTGAACATTAAAACTACCAGCGTCAACTAAACCAGGTACTCCTTTAATATAGTTAAACCATTTGTTTTCTTTTTCTACAAACTCAGGTACATAACCAGAAGATATATCAGTAATTATTGACTCTGCATACCAACCTTGAGAAAAACCGTCTGCATTGTAAATGTCTATAGCAGCGCTATCATTTTGAAAAAGTACTCGAGCTTGAGAGCCTTCGTAATTTAAAGTTTTAAAGTTTTTAACAGAAGAAGGTTGAGTGTTTAATATAGCGGTTACAGAAGAAGGATACTGTATACCATAAAAATTATTTCTAGTATCATTAGTATAGTGTTGATATGGCTGCCCGTGTTTAAACGTAAAGTACTGATTAGAAACACTAACCCCGTTATCTGGTATGTAAGACTTAAAGCTTGTCCAACCTTTAGCGTCTTCACTATAGCTTATTGTTTGAATATCAGCTCCAAACTCTTCATCTGTTATAACACGCTTAAGTATTATATTATCTATGGTGCCTGTTAATACTGATGTTGCGCGAAATACTATGCAACTAGGTAAATCTCCTGCGTTGCTTGCGTTATCGGTTACTGTAAACTGCGCTGATGTTGTACCTGATAGTGACACAGATTCTGTTAAATCTAAAGATCCTGAACTATTTCTATATTCTACTACTAAATCTGCGTCAAGATCGTGATCAAACGTAAGTTCAAACGTATGGCCTACCGTCAACTCTATATTATGAAATAATAAATGGTCTGATTGCGCGTTATTAAACTGAGCGCTACCGCTAGGCTCTGACGTCCATACTATAAAATCATCGACTATAGGGTCAAAACCAGTTGTACTCCAAGCTCCAATATTTCCAGGAATAAAGTAATTTGTTATATCTTTTAAACTTATTTTAGCAATAGTAGCTTGCGCATTAACGCCTATAATAGATATAACAGGAGGTTCAGTAAGTTCTTCTGCAAAGTTTAAGCTAAATACATTGTCGTCGTTATTAGCTGATAATTGAAAATTGCTTTGCGAGCTTGCTGATAAACCTGTAATTGTTGCTGCAACTGTAGAGTTTAAATCTGGAGTGTACTCAAGTCCACTTGGATCAAGCTCTATTTTTAGTTCATATCCGTCAGCGCTTGCGCTTAAGTCAGATGGAAGCTCTTGACTAAACTCGCATGCTACGTTTTCAAAAGTAGGTGGTGTACCTATTAAGTTTATTCTACTATTTTCATACCATACTATAGGGCTAGAATACCCAGGTACATTATCAAGAGCATGCGCTTTAGCTCTTTGTATTTGATATAGCCCTGGATTTATGTCGTAATCGTCAGCATCTCCACCGTAATAAGAATTATCTGATAAATCAATATCAATAAGCTTTACAGACTCAACAAAATTGCCTTCATCATCTGAAAATGAAACTCTCATTTTATCAAGACTACTAACAGAAGTCCCTGCTACTGTATCACTAAGCTTAAACAAACCTCTATATAAAAACCCATCAGTTCCACCCATAAGAGTTAATCGTAGTTTTTTATCTTCATCTTCTACATGTCCTATTTGAGTATTTGCAAAATTATCAGTAAACACAGGCATTGCAACCGTGAAAGTCTCTGCAACTCCTAAAAATTCAATAAAAGCAGATTCGTTTGAGTCGGTAACTTTAACTTCAACTAAATACCATTTATCAGCTTGCAGCGGTTTGTTTGGATCTAATATAGCAGAAAAACTTCCAGCTTCTACAATATGATTTATTGGCACAAGCATTTGCTCTTGAGCAGAAGAGTATTCTGTAACACCGTTAGACGAGCCAGATAAGTATGTCTGCTCGCTACCAGCTAAATCTATATATGGTATTAATTCACCAGGGTTTTCAGGTCCAAACTGCTCTTCAAGATTAGAGTTTATATCTGCTGTAATCTGAGGAATAAATGCTCCTGCAATATGAGTAAAACCTTCTATAGCATCTGGATATATAACCTCAGCCCAAGCGGGTATTGGCTCTGGTGGTATAGGAGGTATAGTTTCTACAAGTATGTCAGGTTGTGGAGTTGATGTTGTAACTTCAATAATTTGCGTGCTAGGATCAAATACTGTTTCTACATCTGTAAAATCTTGAGATGTTAACCTATACAACTTTCTTACTGTACAACCTCGTATAACAGTTTCACCCATTTTCTTTAACTTGTCGGAGCCTGAAGAGCCTTGACTCCAAACTTCTATACGACATTTTAAGTTTTGTATAGCTATATCACCTATAGTTTCATCCGTTTTATTAAGTTTAAAGTATAAATGTTGATATATAGTTTGATTAGCGGCGTTAGTAGCTTCATTTATAATAGGAAAAGTTATTTCAGAGCTTGTAGTCCACTCTGGAATATTAGTAGAAGTCTGAGCGCCGCCAGTAGTAAACAAAGAAGAATCTACTATGCTACCACCGTCAAGTAAAATTAACTTAACGTAATTTTGTACGGTATTATTCTGTGAAATATTTCCATAGTGATTAGCTCTGTAATCAACTCTAATTTTAAACTCTTCACCTTTAAACATAGTACTGTTCGTAGCTGAAGGTTCAGTTTCTAAAACAGCAGGTGCAACTTGGCTAGTACCGTTAGAAGTAAAACCATTACTAGGAAAATCGATATGTCCCCATTTAGTATTACCGCTATCGCTCCAAGGACTACCTCTAAAAACTATACCTTTGTTCATAGCTTCCCACGGATCGTTGGGATCGTCTATCAATTCGTCAGGAACTTGGTCTAGACCAGATAATGTTTGAGCAAATATAAACACTCTATTGCTCCATTTTTTTATATCAGTATTGTCACTAAGAGCGCCAAAACCTAAATTTTCGTCACTACCGTTATAACCTCCGCCGTATGCAAAAACAGCTGCACCTTCATCAGGATCACTAGTTAGATTAACCTGTCTATGTATGTTAAACGTAGCGCCACTAGAGATGCCAAAATCGCTACCATCAAAAGGATTAGCGTTTGCTACTCCACCTGGTGTACCTATATCAAAAATTTGAGCAGTCGTCCAACCATACATTATAAAATCACCATCTTCAAAAGCATCAGGTACAGTAAACTCCTGCTGCATAGTAGCAGTGTCATCAAAACCTTCGTCTCCTGGATTTACTTCTATTTCTTCAACAGTAATGATAGGTGGTTGAGGTTCAAATATTTGTTGTTCTGGAACTAAAACATCTATAGCTGGATGGTTTATTATAGTAACATTACCTTCAAGCTCTGAGTTTTGAGTTATAGTTCTTTCTTCTAGTTCAGGTAAATCTTGTGCTAGTATTCCACCGGTATAAGAAGTTCCGTTGTTTATGTTTTCGTCTGTAATATACTCTATTTGATTAGGACTAATATCAGAAATTGTTTCTGTACCTTCAGAAAAATTATCTTCAAGTATAGACCCTATAATAGGCATCTTTTTTATTGTAAGATTATATTCTTTATTATACGCATCGTAACTACCTATGAAATTGGCTTCATCAACTAAATTGTCTCTAAAGTAATCGCGCATGCCAGCGTCAGATATGGGCGTAAGCCCGTCCATAGAAAGTCTTAGCACAGCACCTCTTTGCTTATCAGTAAAGTAAGCTCTATATGTTTCTGCAGCAAATGATTCTGGATGTGTTGATATACCGTAATCACCTACAAATGGTACTGCTTGACCTAAAACTTTTTCTGTAGCTACTAATTGAGGGTTACCGTCAGCATTAAATACAGCGTCTTTATTTGCTAGTATTTTTATAACTCTGTCTTCACATAAAGCTACAAGATCAGTACTTCTAGTATATAACTTTTGTATACTACCATAAGTAGGATTTAAATCTTTAGTTATTTTTTCAGCTGTTATAAACTGATTTAAATTATTTGTATTAGAGTTAGAATTGTATATACCAGAGTATATTAAACCGTTTGTTCTATGCTCTTCTATAAACGGTTCTTCAATAGTAGCCGATACTCTAGCGCCACTAGATATCTGCATTTTATTAAAACCATCTCGTATACGATTAGACTCAATACCATCGCCAAAACAAAAACAATTAAAATAATTTAAACCTACTTTCGTAGGAATGTCTTCGTCTATAGTTAGCAAATTGCCTTCGCTACTTTCGATACGAACTTCTACATAACTTCCGTCTTTTTTACAAAGCTGTACTAAAGAAGTTGCGTAATTACCTTCAGGAAGATCAATACTAGTTTCAAAAGTTTTTGGACCAGTCCATTGTTTAATATAAACTTCACCTTCAATAATTATATCACTAACTAAAACTCCAAGATCTACAAACTTAACTTCAGAACCTACAGGAGCAAATAGTTCGTTATTAGTTTCTGTTAATCTAATAGGTATGTTATTACTAGCTTCGTGATATATATTTAAATCAGCCAACTGCAAAGGCTCTGTTTCCCATATTGTAGGAGCTACAAACAGGCTATCAATTAATCCTGGAACTATGTCACTAACAAACTCTATTTGTGTAAAAACGTCTGCGTCAATATCGTCATCATGATCTAAGCCTCTAGGATCGTAATGCTCTACAGGATTTTTATCTAACTCTACTATAAAACAAGTTCTTCTGTTATGAGCCGCGCCAAAATCAGTTATTTTGTTAGCTAAATCAGTTGCCGCAGCTTCGTATCCACTGTCACTACTATTTGATGGAGTTAAATCTTGTCCAGAAAAACTAGCCCAAGCGCTAGCAGCTTCTTCTACACTATTATTAGCTAGCTCAAACGTGTTGGTGTCTTCGTTAAACAAACGACGCATACGCCATGAAGTATGATTGTATATATGTTTTTCAGATACGCTTAATATTGTGTAAATGGTTTCGTCTGGATCTTTTTTAAACTTAAATTTTTGTCCTGGCGTTTTAAGTCTATTGACAAAATTTGTTATTTCTGGACTAACACCGTCTGTTGAATAAGCAGGATTCCATTGCTGATGATGCTGTGTAGAAAAACTAGAATCGTATCCTTGGCCTATACCTGGACCTGGAGTTTCAGGTAAAGCAAACCCTGTATCTAAATCATAATTACCTTCAAACTCTACTACTCTTTCAACAGTGCCACCTGTTTCAAAATCAACAAAATTTTCAATATCACCGTTAACCGTACTAGGTACTTTAGAAAAAGCTCCACCACCCCATATACCTTGTAGTTTTTTAGCAAAGCTATCTTTACCTCTAATTGTTACACCCACTAAATCACTAGAGCTTAGTTGCTCTATAAGATTAACACCAGGAGCTAAAAACGAAAGATGCATAAAATGTTTACCAGTAGAGTTATCTGGGCCATACGTGTTATCGTAGTTTATTGCCGCAAAGGTAGCCGCCGCAGAATAATCATCTGTATAGTTACTACCTACTTTCCATCTTCTTGGGCCATTAAGAACGCCTTGTGATGGAAAATTTGGATTGTCAGTTCCAACTTCTGTGTGTTCTAATGTAGTTGTTACTATGCCTTCAAGACCGTTTATAAATGAATTAGCAGTACCCGTAGTAGGAGGAAAATAAAAATGTTGAGGAGAAAAACCTTTTCCGTTATTAAATTGCCCAATACCTCCTTCGTCAGCATCATAACCTGTCATGCCTAAATTAGGTGTTCTCCATTGAGATGCTGTGTCTGCAGGTGAAAAGCTGCCAGCAAATGTGTGCCATGATATAGGAGGGTATATTATTCTGTTACCTTTCCAACCTTGGGCAGCTTCAAAAGCATAAGATGTTTGAGTGGGATTAGACGATATAAAGTTCATGTCGTCAATAAAAAACTTATCGCCTATATGATCTTTTATATTACTCCAATCAGCAGCAGAATTTGCAAACCCAGTTACAGATGGTATATTAGTAGAAGCTGCTACTGTAACAGCGCCGTCTAGGTTTGTCGCTATAGAAGAGCTAGCAGAGTTTATTATACCTAAGCCTGGATTAAGACCTGTAGCGTGTTCTCCAAACAACCAATAAGATCCTGCGTCTGCTACAATGTGTAATCCTTCAGATTGATCGTTACCTGTTAAATAATTATTGTGTTTTATTTTAACAAAAAACTTACCACTAAAATCTTCTTCACTTCTAAGCTGGCGTCTTTCGCACTTAAATATTAACCCTGGATCAAATTTAAAATCGCTATTATTTGTAATAGTAGTAAAATCTAAGTCATATATATCATCTCCGTTTACTGCTAGTTTAGCGTCTCTTTCAGATATTTTACGAGATAACTTTAGTGTATATATATTATTATCAGCAGACAGAGTAATAGAAGTAACTTTATATCTATTAGAGTATACGTCTCCTACATTCCAAGATATATAAATGTCTTTTTGATAAGTATTATCTGGATCTGTTAAACGAGCTCCATCAACAGCCGTACTAACCCAAACATTAGCATGCATGTGAATAGTGTCGGTCTGTTGGTCTATTCTTTTACCAACTCTATCAGCTATAGCGTTTCCAGGAAATAAACTAGGAACGTCATTGCCATCAATATCTGGACCAAAAGAATTTGATCCTGTGCAAAGCGTATCATCATTATTTTCAAGAGAACCTAAATTTAAAAATACAAACTTAACAGCGTCTGGAGCTTCATTGCTTATATCTAATATTTTGTATTTATTTTCTTCAAATACCTGAACGCTATTACTATCATATATTTTTTTAGCTATAATATAATCGTCTTCAACAAGTTTGTTTCTATCTGTAGAAGCAAAAGAAATATATAAGTGATCATCTTTGTTTTCAAACTCACTATGGCTAAATGGAAAATAAGATTTATCCATTATTAAGTTATAGTATTCTTGAGACGTCGATTTTACATAAAATTTATAATAATCAGCCCAGCTAGGAAATCCTTCAAAAGCAGATAGCTCAGCGGTAAACATTGTAGAATTACTAGCGTTTAATCCGTAATTAGGACTAGACCAATCTATATTTACTCCACCACCTCTTGTAGTAAACACAGGAGTTTCTCTACCATATTTATCTCCTAACACATATCCTAATTGATATCTTCTTTGAGACTTTAAAGACTTTAAACCTCCTTGAGTAAAATCTTGAGAAGATCTAAGAATATAATTAGCGTTAATAGTAGGCTTTCTATCTTCAAAATTATATCCTTGTTTATAATTTGCATAAACTAATCTGTTGCCAACAACCTCTTGAGCTAAAGCAGATTTTGGTACAGCATCAAAAGCTCTTAAAAACTGATTATCAGGCAACGCTGCGTGTATATTTTCAGAATCTATTACGTATTTGCCTTTATATTTAGAATTACTGTTTTCTATATTAAACTGGCCTGATCCGTCTTCAGCAGCTTCGTTGCTAGGTATAGCTATATTTTCTATCGAATATATAACAGGTGAGTTTTCTTGTTTATATAGTATATCTACCTGCACAACATCCTCAGGCATATCTGGCGCTATAAAATCATATAGTTCGATAGATTTTATAAGATTTACCATAGACTTGTTGTACGGCTCGTCAGTATTATAAGAATTACTAGAGTTTATTAACTCATCGTACTCAGGGTTAAAAACAACATCAGTAAATGGACCAAACGCTGAATATTCTTCGTCTTTGTATTTATATCTTAAGCTAAAACGTAAAAATACTTTTTCAAAAATAGCCTTACCAGCTTCTCCTTTTGAAGAAATTAATTTTATAGTTGGAGCACTAGTAGGTTTCTTTTTTATAACAGTAACGTGCTTTTCTTCAAGGTGAACACTTTGAACACCATCTACGTATAAATAAGCGTGCTCTTGATCTTGTATTGGAAGTAAAGGCTCTTCTTGACTAGATTGAGATATGTTTAATTTTTTAGGTTCATTATCTCCATCTGACCAAAACAAAAAATCATCAACAATATTTATACCTGTTATTTGTTTTCCAGTAAAATTTAAAAAAGATGTTGTTATATTTTCATAACCTTCATTGCCAGACAAATCAACTGCCATAAATTGAGATACTCCAGAAAGCTGATTATACTCTAATATAGCATCTATATTTTCGTCGTGATTATGCACAAACCAGTAAAACTTATTAGTTCTTTCGTTGTTGATACTACCTACGCAAGTAAAAGTATCTGGCAATAGATTACTAATTTGTTGGTTACCAAGTATATTTTTAATAACACCTTTATCAGAATCGTCTACACCTGTAACATCAATATTTAATGCATGTCTATATTGACCATTAGGAACTAATCGTTCGTCAAGGTCTTTATCCATTTTACCTTGACTAAAAGTATTTTTAATTTCAGGCATGAATTAGTGTTTTATATGCTTAGATTGATTTCTTAATATTTGAGTAAGCTCTTCTAATTTAAAGTTGCTTAATCTTAATTTAGCTTTTCTAACTGCTGCAAACTTTTCTCTCTTATGAAAAGCAAGCCTTGAGCCTCCTATGTTAGATCGTGTAGATATAATATCGTACAGTATGTGTTTATACATAGCATCTTCTGCTAGTTTAGGAACTTTCATCTCTTCATCTGTACCTAAACCATCACTTATGTAATCTAATATTATAGTTTCGTTATTTACACCAGAAGAAAAATGTATTCTACCTAATCTATCATCTATATAAAACGTACCGTTTATTTGAAATAATTCAGGTAATAATCCATACCTATTTTCTAAATCCGCGTGTCTATCTGGATATCTATAATCATCAGTATCATCTGATGCTGGCACTCCTTTAAACTTAGTCCAAGTAGAAGAGTTTAAACCCGCTGCGTCAGCGTGTTGCAGTGTATCACCAGCTAAAGAGTTAGTAACAGATAAATTGTCTATAGTATTAACAATTGTAGTACCTGCAACAGATCCAGGTGCATTAGAAGTTATCAGCGCATATATAATATCGTATTGAGATACATCTATATTTTCTGCTGTTTGAGTGCTTGATATACCATTCCACTCTAAAAATGCTATATCAAAAATATCTTCAGAAGCGTTTGCAGATATTGGTAGTGGCGTGCCGCCTTGAAAACCTGACTGAGTATCTGCTGATATATTTACATCACCTTGCTGCGTGCTTAATCCAAATCTTAAAATGCCGGCAACTTCATCGCTTGTAACTGCGTTACCTACACCGTCTGCTGATATATTAATAAAATCTACGTTAGACACATCTATAGCTTGCCATACAGCAAGAGCACTGTTAGTACCTCCTTTGTGTTTGAAATTTAAAACGCCTTCTATAACTTCTGCGCCTTGTGTAAATAAGTAGTTATTTAGTTTGTTAGAAAAATCTGAATTTAATAACTGCACTTCGCCGCTAGCAGGAAAATCATATTCTCCAGTATCTAATTGTTTTATTTCAAAAGGATTAGAAGTGTATCTTGTAGGATACATAACGTGTTTAATACCCGCTTTATCTACTCTTGATATTTTAGTGTAATTAACATAATCATGAGGTAAAGGCATAACTAAACTAGGTGGCACTGTTATTTGCTGTGACTTTTGACATTTAAACGTATCAAATGAAAGTTCAGCTAAAGCCCTGTGAGCATGAAAAGATATATCTGCTCGTTTTGCTTTAGGTATAAGCTTATCTTCTCCAACGTACATAATAGAAAATTGATTTATTATATCGTCTAAAGATACAAATTGATAGTCACCAAAGTCATTGCCTTGATAATATTCTTTTTGTGTAGTTCCGTCTAATAAACCCATTTGTTATGATTTTTCTTGTTGTATGTATGAAACTTCTTTTTGTCCAGCTAGTTGAGCTAAAGAAGCGTCTTTAATAGATACACCTGCGTACTGCAGTATTTTAACTACTAAATTTTTTTCTTCTGACTCGTGCAGCTCAAAATCTCTATATCCTATATCAGGATCGGGATTTGATAATGCTTTACCATTGACAACATAGTAAGTCCAATTAGGTATTTGTGGTCTTCTAATGTAGTCTATACTAAGATTATCGTAAAGATCACTTGGAGAATAATATATATTGTTTCCTGCAACGTAAAACAAAGGCCTATTTACTTTAGGCGTAGTTAAAGCTGACTGATGATATAAATCGTACTCTCTTTTTGTAACTTCTTCAGCTGTATATCTTCTACCCGTAGTAGTTTCTCTTAATATTACTGTTTCTAACTTATAATATCCTTGACTTAGTTCATAAGATCCAGGTAAACTAGAATTAGATACACTTTGATTTACAACTCTAAATATAGATATTTTTTCTTCAATAATATCTCTAAGATCTGAAGTTACAGTTTTGTTTCCAGGAATTTTAAGGTATCTATTGAGGTCATAGTAGTATGACTCAAATATTTCGTTTTGAGCCTGATTGGCGAATAAGTTAAACTCTTGCGGAGTTACATAACCTCTTTGTTCTTTATTAGCTACAGCTAATACTGTTTGATATACTCTATCTACACTTATTGCCATAATTCGTTATTTATAGTTAGTGACCACCCCGAAGGGTGGCCGCCCAACTAAGTGATTATTAATTTAATCTTTTTTCTATATTGGAGTAAATCTCCATACCTTCATCAGTCTTAAACCATTGTGCAAGCGCTGAATAAGGGTGCTCATCAAAAGGTACTGTCATTAACTTTCTATCGTTTGATCCCCACATAAAGTGTCGTTGATCACTAGATAATTTTATAATACCTAATTCTGTAGCTTTAATACCAAAGTTTCTAAGAACTACATTGTCATCGTTTAGTAGCTCTAAGAAAAGCTGAGGATTTCTACGTGCAAACACTAGCAAGTCACGCTTAAGCTCTTTTGAACTTAAGTCAGAAACTTTAGAACCAGACTCCGCTCGCATAATAGCTTCTGCCATATCTATATCACAAGTTCTTGCAGCAATAATAGCATCAGCTTCTATTTCTAGTCTATCAATTTGTTGACTAGCTATTTCAGAAGGTTTAAACTCAAAAAATATTTTGTCTCTATCAGGGTGATATAAAGAAAGTAGTTTTTGTAACACTACATCTTCTTTAGCTACGTATAAAGCACCACTTCTAAAAATGATATGCTCCATACGTTGATCACCTTTCATTTCGTCTACAAAGCAAGTTTGTTGGTTTTTACAATATTTAAGCTCTCGGTTTACACCTTGACTCTCGTCAAACCAATATATATTTGCTCCTCTAACACTTCTTGATACAGGCTTTTTATTACCTTTTAAATAATAAATCCTGTCTTTAAACTCCCAACCTTTTTTCTTAGGTTTTTCTATAACTGGAACAGGTTTAGGCATTGGAGCTTCAACCACTACAGTTTCTACTTGAGGCTCTTCTACAACCTCTTCTTTTTTCTTTTTAGCCATAATATAATATAATAAAAATTAATATAAAACTACCCCACCCGAAGGCAGGGTAGTTTCGTCAAATATAGTTTACTTCAATAACATGAAGTTGTTTGCTCCTTGAACTACTAAGCAGCGCTCAGTTAAGAAGTGTAGCTGCATTGCGTCAAGCGCAGATGTAGCAGCACCTACTGAACCAGTAACCCAAGTCTTCATACGACGGTCATCAGTTTGTGAAGCTCTGTAACGTACGTGTAAGAACGGACGTCTTAAGTTTCTACCTAATGCTTGATCGTATACAGTTGAAGTACCAGCTGGAATAACAACACCGCGGAT